TGATGGCTCTTCTTGCGCCTTCTTTGATGGCTCTTCTTGCGCCTTCTTTGATGGCTCTTCTTGCGCCTTCTTTGATGGCTCTTCTTGCGCCTTCTTTGATGGCTCTTCTTGCGCCTTCTTTGATGGCTCTTCTGTTGGCCTAAATGAACTTCTTGTTCTTATTTCTGGACTTGTATTTTTAGAGTCAGATTCTTTAGAGTCAGATTCTTTAGAATCTTTTGGCTCCATAGGCTGTCTAAATCTGTTTATATATTTAAGTTTATTGCTAAATACAGGGAAATTACCAGTACTTAAAGGCTCCCTTTGTCTTTGTTTTTTCAGTGCATCAACTCTTTTTTCAAGTTCTCTTCTTGATAAAATTGGATCGTTTTCTAATTCAATTCTTAAATGATCTTTTAAATGATCATAAACAGATTTATTTTTATTTTTTTGTGTTGGTAAAATTCTTTTTAGCATTTCTATTCTTGGATCACCCAATCTTAAAATCATTGGATAATCAACGCCATGTTGTGCAGCAAGAGATCCAATTCTTGCACTTCTTTCTGAAACTCCGCCGCCATAGATGTTCCATGCATCTTTTTCTTGAGTTGTTAATTCATGCCATTGTTTTTCTTTAGTTGGTGGCTTTGCGTAGTCAAATTTGGGTTCTAAATCAGCAGGATTTACCTTAGGATTTGCCTTTGTGCTTGGCGGTTTTTCTTTTTCTTTTTCTTTTTCTTTTTCTTTTTCTTTTTCGTTGTCAATGATAATTGGTTTTATATTTTTAGGACGGACAATTTTTTCTTCTTCTGGGGTGAGCGAGTAGCTAATTTTTGGCATTTCATATTTTTTATCTGGTTCTTTAGCAAATATATCTTTTAATTTTTGCTTGAGAATATTTGCGTGACTATCAATTATTTGAATAATTCTGAGATTTGGAGTTCCTTCTGGGAGATTTTCTTCATTGATTTGGTTTTCAAGATTTTCACAGACTTCACGCAAATTTTTATAATCATTGAGTGAAAGTTGTAATGTTTCTTCTCTTATTCCTTCTGTTTTAGGAACACTTTGTCCTAAAACATCACCATATTTATTTATCCATTGGTATGGATTGTCTGGATTATGTCTACCATACCAAACATTAGAAAGAAGATTCTTGAATCGGTCCCACATGCCTCTTTTGGCTGGTTTTGCGCCTGTGATTATTTCTCTTTTTAATTCACCAGCCCAATCATCAACCATTTGGTCAATAATTTTTGAAATATCTGGTCCAATCGTGGCATCTTCTTTATAAATGCCACGAAATTCATCAAAGGTCAACATATAATTAGCTCCTTATAATTATATATTAATTTTTTCAAGATTGTTCGCTAATATACTCGCCAATTTTTTTCAATGACATTAAACAAGAATCAAAGCGATGAAAATCACTTGAAATGTATTCTAATGCTATTTCGTCAAATTTGTCTGCAACCACATCATCGACTTCAAAGTAAATTGCTTTACCACGTTTGCCAACAACTTTATATTTGTGCATAAGAATATAAGCGGCAGCGCCAAGATCAGTTACAAAACGATAATTTTGTGGATTGAAATTGTATTCGCCAATTTTCTTTAAGCTCATGATACAAGCATCGAATCGATGGAATTCACTTGATAGATAATCAAGTGTAAGTTGATCAAAATGTTCAACTGCATGTTTTGGGTCAACGACAAAAAAAATGTCCCTGCCTTTTCTTCCAACAACCTTCAAATCATGCATTAGAAGGTAAGCGGCAGCACCTAAGTCGCTGACGCTCCTCTGATTATATTTCATTCTTTGCCTTTCTTTTCACTTCGATGAGGATTCTGCGGCTATCAAGCATCCTCTGCTAACCGAGTACAATGGGTCAGCAGGCTTGATGACATTGCCAATTTTTATTGGCAATTCAACCCCGCCAAGGGTTTCCTTAAATATTTCTGTAAATCCATTAGGAGAACTGGTTCCACCAGCGATTACCACATCAATTTCACCATCAGTCCTGACAGATTTATTGATGTCTGAGAATCCTTTTTTAAGTCCATTAACAGTATGCTCAATCATAAGCCTATACTGAGTATGAATTGCTCTTTCAATAAGATTATTAGGAGATTTAGATAAATCTATTTTAGTTTTTTCTTTATTGATAAATGAAATGCTTTCGCCAGTAGCTTTAGCTGCCTGACGATCAATCCAGTCTCCTGAGTTAACAATTGCGAAGCTAAAGACAGGACTGCCGTACATTGCATAGCAAACATTTATCATTCCTGCTCCAAAACTTGCGGCAATACCCGTGAATGCCTTCTTACCAAGTTCTGCATAAACCAATGCTAAGGCTTCGTTAATTGGATGAGCATCTACTCTATATCCTGTTTCATTTTTATAAGCATTGAAAATTGCTTGTAGAATTCTCTGATGATAATCAGCATCGGTGTCTTGATTAACGGCATTAGCTGGAACACAATAATACAATATTTCGCCGTCTTTTTTAACACCTTCAATCAAGTTGTGCATCATGATGCTCATGATTTGAAAAGCATCTTTTTCTTTTGGATTAACACATCCGTGAGTCATTGGGCGTTTGAGTTCCAATGCGCTCATTGTATAAGTCATTTCAACTGCTGCTTCACCAAGTGCGTATGCTCTTTTTTCAAGTTCAATCAGTGGAACTCCAGCTTGTTTCATCATGTCAAAAACAAACCTGTTTTCCAAAGGCATTTCAAGAAAAGCATTTACTTGACGATTATAAGTAAAGTTTCCTTCTTCATTTCTACGACAAAAAACAAGATTGTAAGTTCCAACGTCCATTGAACAAGCCATTTGATTACTCCTTATGATTTCTTTCCAAATTCAAATTTAGGTGTAGGACCAAAATCAGGAATCTCCCAATTGGGACTGTTTTCTTTTGTTTCTACATTAGATTTTTTAACAATAGATGATTCATTAGAAACAAATAAAGCATCTGATGTTTTTAAATTTTCGCTATTCAAATTAATGTTTAATTCAAGTGCTATTGTGATGTGCAACTCACCATCATCAGCAATAACCTTAACACTATTTGGCTTCAATAAGTTAGCCAAGTTTCCTCCAAACATACCTTTATCAACATTATAGTTAGTTTTATAAATATAAAAATTAATCAATAACACCTAAACTAATCTTATTATTCCATGGCCATTTATTGAACATTTCTCTGATACCAGTTTCTATTGAGTTAAAACTCAATTCCGTCAAACATGGCTTTAATTCTTTGTTTGTTTTTGGGCATAACTTAAAATTATAACATGGTCCACAATCCCAATCACCATTGTCTTTATGTTTTTGAACCAAAACAAAGTCATAATACTTACCATATGTTTTACCATTTGCAAACGTAAATATTCCAAGTAATGGTTTCTTTAATCCACCAGCCAAATGAAATGTCGAAGTGTCAACTGATATGACATAATCAGATACAGATGTATAATAAATCCAATCAAATAAGGTCGTATTGCAAATTGTTTGAATTCCTAAATTTTTCATTTCATCATTTTGATTTTTCTCTAAAACAATTACATTATAATCTTCTAAATACTTTGCAATTTTTTCTATGTGTTTTGGCAAAAGAGATTTTGTACTAATTGCTGATTTTGGTGAAAAAATAATAATTGGGCGGTCTTTTTTTATTCTGAATTTTTCAATTTTTTCTTTATATTGTTCTTTTATTTTATCATTAAGATTGAAGTGCAATTCGTGATCTTCAATTTCAAATCCACAATAGAGTGACCATACTTCAGCACGATTTCTAGTGCATTCTGATCCTTTATTTGTTTCGTATTTATTGGCTATTTTTACATCGGTTTGGTAAAAAACTATGTAGTCTTCTTTTTTAACTTCCGATGGACTTAAAATACGATCAATATAAGGGTGATCTGCAACGACATCTGCATATTGAGGTAAACAGCAAAAATGTATTTTGGCGTCTTGAATAATTTTTTTCACATCGTGAAAAAGCATTCTGTGAATAATTACATCGCCAAGGCCTCCCCAGTCTGAAATAAATAAAATGTTATTTCGCTGTTCAGCAAATTTTTTCAAAGACATATTACCAATTATCATAAATTAAAATAGTTAAACCCAGTCAGAGACTAACTGGGTTTATTTTTTTAATTTATAAAATGATTAGCTTTGGCAGGTAGATTTAATGGAAACAATAATTTGAACACTTTGATCGTTGCCACTGTCGTTGTCAAAATTCAATTTGGTTACTGCAAGGTCGCCGTAATTGAAAACTTGAGTGTCTCCAGCCTTGAGATCAAATATAGCTCCAGCTAAACCATTAAGCTTTACACGAATGTCGCCACCGCTAGCATCTGTTGAATTAATCTGAACAAAGTTAGCAGGTGAGCCATAATCGCCAATTATATCAGCTTCGTTAGCTGCAAAAGCAGTTCCATCATTTACAGATATAGTGTAAACACTTGGGTAATTATTTTCTTCTTCAATTTCACTATAAATCGATCCATCATCTGTAACAACTTCAATGAATGCTTGATCATAGGAAGCTTGAGGGTAAGCAAATTTTTTCCAATAATTGCAATCAGTAAATGTTTCACCATCAGTCAATTTTCGATATATTTTCTTGGGGCCTGTAACATATACAGTGCGCTGAATGGATGTTGCGAATACTGCTGTAGTCGCAGGATTTAAATCCAAAACACCTTGTTGTGTGTTATTTAATTTTACTCTGAATACGCTCATTTTTCTCCTTGGAGTTTTATAAGGAACGATCCCTACCTCTTATATATTTATGCACGATAACTTCATTAGTTAATCTATATTTAATATTTCTGTGCATGGAAACATCATCTTAAATAAATTTTCACCAATTCCAGTTGGAATTAATGTAATTTTTTTCCCTAAAGCGGCTGCTTCGTAAACTTGTTCATTTTCTATTCCAATTACCCAAGAATAATTTTCAAATGGTTGATTAATATCGACTTTACAGTTTCTTGACTCAACATAATTAATGATTGATTTTATTTTGTTATAACAAAGTTTTTTGTTTGGATAAGATCCTTGTGAAAATAAAACGGCTTTACCGAAATTAGAAACCTCGCTGACAATTGGTTCTATTTTTATTTCTGAATCTTCCATAAATTTTTCAATTGGATGATTTTTACCATTGTAACTTATCTCATTAATATAAGCGAATTGTTTTTTATTTTCCAATAAATCAGTTTTAGATAATGTTCTTGGTTCATTTCTGAATAAATATGTCATGTCGTCTTTGCTGGAAAGATAAATCTCTATATCAGGAAAATTTTTTTCCATTAGA